TCGCACTTGTATTAATTTCTAATGAAGTAGTAATTAATGAGCCGGATACATTTAATGAAGTTAATGTACCAACACTAGTAATGTTTGGTTGTGAGTTTGTTGTTAGTTGACCACTAAAGGTTGTAGATATAACTTGAGAAGCATTTATTACGTTAGCATCAAAGTTACCAGTCACTGTTAATACATTTGAAAAGCTATTAAATTTAAGTGCGTCACTTGCACCAGCATTACCATCATTATTAAAAAGTACCGCAGTATTTGTTCCAGGAACAACAATGTTGCCTGAAATATTACCAATAACATTGCCCAAGAAATAAGCGGCAGTAATATTGCCGGTAGCTTCCATTGCACCAGTTAAACTTAATAAGTTTGATCCTGGATTGAATTTTAAATTTTCACTAGCGCCAAGACCTGCAGGAGTATCTCCGTTATTAAACTGAATAGCATACTCTGTTCCGGCAGCCGAAGAAAAGTTATAAGGTATTCCGTTAGCATAGTATAAATAGTCGGTGTAAACTCCGTTAACCGCAGATACATTAGAAGTAGTAATATCACCATTTGGTAATACAACAACATTAGCGATTTCTCCTACGGAGAAACCACCCATTGAGTTAAACGCGGTAATTATTGCTGACATTTTAAATATTATGCCTTATTATTTGTATGTAGTAGCCATTATTTTATAACTGGCTGGGTTAGGTGATACCGGTGAAACAGTTAATTCTATATTTCCTGAACTATATTGAACTTTAAAGTCTCCAACACCACCTTGAATATCAATAGTACCAAATTCTAAATAAGAAATTTGTGTACCTAAAATACTTGCAAGGAGTTTAGTTGTTTGGCGTGCATTAGCACTAACGTCATCTGCTATAATCATGTACTCTATTGCTGAAATGTTTGTACTGTCTAAAGATTGTAAAATTTGATCAGGTCCAGCACTATTTGTGCTTGCAAATAACATTCGAGTAGAACTGAATTCATATTCACCTGCACCCATAGTTAATGAGTTAGCAATTAAATTTCCGCTTACTGTTACTAAGTTTTCATCTTGATTAAATGAAAAGTTTGCATCTCCGGCAACAACCCCATTTTTTACAAACACAACTGATGTTTCCGGGGCAGATACACCGATTTCCGCTATAATATTACCAATTAAATTACCATAAAAATTATTAGCGGTCACATCACCGATAGCTACTACGTTTTCACCTATATCAATATTACCACTAATATTTGCATAAGGTGCTGTAATGTTTCCGCTACTATCAATAATCGAGATAGGGGGTATACCAATTGTATATCCGCCTGCTGAGTTGAAGGGTTCTGCTGCCATGTATTATCCTAGGTTTATTATGTATTTATCATTTCAAGTCAACACAACCCAACAAAAAAGCACACAACAGTGTGCTTAATTGCCTTCCCATCCCTTTGAGATAATAATATTTATCTTAGGTTTTAATTTTTGCTAGTCTTAGTAAACTAAAAAACCGTAACCAAATATATCCTAAATCTAGTTCGAACCAGCGTTTACTCAATCGTGATGAAGCAGGATTAAGATGATGATTGTTATGTAATTCTTCTCCACCTATCAATATTCCAAACGGAACAATGTTAGTGCTTTTATCACGTGTCTCTCCGTTGCGATAACCCCACCAATGACCTAAGCCATTGATGACTCCTGCCGCCCAGAATGGGATCCAAATCATTTGTACGCCCCAAATAATAAATCCGATTCCGCCAAACAATGTTAAGTTTATCCATAGCATTAATAATATACCTAGAAAGTTATAACGTGTATACACGTTGCGTTCTACCCAATCATTAGGTGTACCTTTGCCGTAAGTTAAAGTCATTTTTGCATCTTTGGCGGCTAGATAGTAATAGTAAACTCCCCTAGACAATATGTTTTTAATTCCAAACACATGAGGGCTATGAGGATCACCTACATTATCTGAATATTGATGATGTTTGCGATGTATAGCTACCCACTGCTTAGTAATCATCCCAGTTGTCAACCACAACCAGAATCTCATAAAGTGACTTAGTATGGGATGAAATTCTATTGCTTTATGTGCTTGTCCTCTATGCAAGAACAATGTCACACAAATTATTGTAATGTGTGTGACGATTAATGTGTAAATTATTTTGTCCATATAGTATATAGCAAAAAAGGACGCCGAAGCGTCCTTTTTGACTTAAATCTAAATTAATAGATTATTGGAATGTCAAGTTGCTCATCACAATTTCACCCAAATAGTCAGCGGCATTACCGAAGCTACTTGCTGTGTTTGTCAATTCGATGTAACCATAACGTGTCATAAATGATACGACTGGTTCGAATGTTGATGGGTCAAGAACAACACCACTGCTCATCAATGGAATGTATGGGCAATAGAATGCGGCTGCATCTGTCTCGCTAGCACCTTTGTAACCAACCAATACTGGGGTTGAGTCTTGTGCATATGAGTCAACGAATACACGCATAGCGCCATTCAATGTACCAACAAACTTAGTGTTTGTAGGAGCTTCGAATGTACCTTCTGTTGTACGTGCAAATGCACTTGTTGTAGCAGACTGTAGAACTGTTAAAGCGGCTGAAGAAACAACTGCCCAGTTACCAGCACCGCGACGAGTGCGTTGTGCAATCTTGTTAGAAACACGATTGATTAGAACAGCTAAAGCGGCGTGTTCATCACCAACATAAGTAGCTGTACCACTTACTGTTGCTTGATTGTATTCAGCTTCTGTTGTTGCTAATGTACGTAGAGACAATAGAATCTCTTGGTCGATTTCAGCAGTAATTTCTTGTGCTAGAGCGGCCATGATTTCTGCTTCAACGTCAATACCATGTTGGCTTTGTGCGTCTTGGGCAGCTTCGAATGTCCAACGTGCTTGCAATTTACGTGACTTAGCTTCAACAGCTTGACGTAGAATTTGCACAGAAATTTGCTTACCGCCGTTACCTTCTAAAGCGGCTGTATTGTTACCAGTGTAACCACTTACAGATGAGTCACTGCTCTTTGCTGTAGAATATGCTTGAGCAATTTTGAATGGGCTCAATGCTTCTTCACCAGCTTGGATGCTTGTACCAGCTGCACTGTTGTCTGTTAAGCTAGAAGCATAACGAACACGCAATGTGTGGATCTGACCAACTGGTCCTGTCATTGGCTGAACACCAACCAACTCGTTAGCAATAACTGTTGGCATGACACGACGGATAACTGGAAGAATAACACGGTTAAGTGTTGCAATATTGCCTGCAGTGGTTGTACCAGCTGTAGATTCTTTCAATAATGACTTGCGAGTGTTTTCTAAAATAACACCCATTGTTGAGCGGCGAGTACCTTTAAGACCTTCGAGTAGGGCTTCTTTGGTCTCGTCCCAACGGCTTTCTAATAGAACTTGTGACATGTTAATATTCTCCTAATAATGTCTTGTTTTAAAGCCCTGCCAAACGTCTAAGGTCGATTACGTTATCACGGTCTTCAACTTCAACTTGTTTTGTGGCAGATTTATCACCTGTAACTGCTTTTACACTTTCTGAAAGCATAGGCTTTTTAGAGTCTTTCTTTTCAGTAATGTTGTTAAGCACTGCGGGTAGATACTTATCGAAGGCGTTCTTTAGACGAGGGGTCTGTACACCTTCTAGTAAGTTCTTCATCAATGAAGCTTTTTCTTCGTTCAATGGAGCTAATAACTCGCCCATTACTTTTTCACGTTGATTAGATTCTTTGATAATACGAACTTCACGTTCTTTACTTTCAACCAATGCTTTTGCTTTCTTCATTGATTGATAGGATTCAGCTAATTTCTGATCCTTTTCTTGAATTTGATTCATTAGATTACGTGTGTCAGCTTTCTCATTTAAATGAGTAGAACTGAACTCGCTTGCATATGATTCAAATATACGGCGACCAAAATCGTTTTCACGTGCGATTTTTATATCTTCTTTCAATTGGCCGATTTCACCCTTAAGATGTGTGGTTACAACTGAATTCATTCTCTTAGCAGATTCTGTTACGAATTTAGCTTTTAAAGATTCTAGCTGTTTACGACCTTCAGCAACTAACTTGACCTTAGCTTCAACAACTGCTTGCTTGTCTTGTGCGAATTCTTTAATTTCGCGGGCAAGAGCATGAACGATAAATTGTTCTAATTTCTGTTGACTTTCATTTTGAATTTTACGGTCATTGCGTAGTTCTTTAATTTCTTCGGCTAATTTCTCAACCATGAAGTTATTGAATTTGCTTGCGCTTTCACGTAGTTTCACTTGTGCTTTCACACGGTCTTCATTCATTGCTTGTCTTTCAGTTTGAAATTCTTGAATTTCTTCTGATAGACCATCGGTAACCATTTTATCAAGGGCTTCGACCATTACATTCTTATCGTGTTCGTAACGTTGTGCAAATTCTTCACGTAGTTCTGCACGTACTTGTTCTTTAGCTTCATTCAATTTAGTTTCCCAAGCTTCATTTATAGAAATGCTTGTTTCTTCATTGATGATTCCAGAGTCAAGTAATGGTTTGATAGCATCTAACATGCTTATTCCCCTTTATTGATTTTAAGATCCTTAATAAGACGAACCATTTCATCTTTTAAGTATCTCTGTACCTTCTTGTCGCTCTGTGCATCTTTTGCAATGTCTAAAACTCTATGACCATGTCTCATATTCATAAGACCTTCATAAATTGCTTTAGGATATGCATTAGGTGCGCTAGGTTGAGCAACAATATCCACAGTGACTATTTCAAAGTCACTGACACGGCCATCAGTATCGCTAACGTTGCCGCTACCTCTACTGCTTACGCCTAGTTTGACACCACTCTCCAACATAGTAGATACTAACTGTCCCATTGGAGTTGGTAGAATTTTTAATTTGCCGAAGCCATTTGGACCATCCATCCACATATTAGTAATCATATGTGACACGCGGTCTAAATTGATTTTCAAATCATCTGGGTGATCCACTTCACCTAGAACTGAATGACCTTCTTTGATTTGTTCGTTGAGTGTGTTAACAGCAGATTCAATCTCAGAAACGGGATACACACGCTCATTAGCGTTACGTACCCCACCCTGGATGAAGATGCCTTTCATATAAAGGCTCTTCAAGCTGCCTTCACCTGAGCTTTCAACCACCATACTTGCGCGGTCAAAAGTCAGATTTTCTCTAAGATACAAAGCCATTGCTCTCAGTCCTTACTTCTTAATAATCTTTTTTACAGACTTTCTAGACTCGCCAACTAATGATTTGTTGTTTTGTCCTTCTCCGCCCTTACCATTTGCTGGCTTAGATACGGATTCGCCTTTTTCGCTGAAGTTCTTTCCACCTGGAGCATTTTTATATGTACCAGGAATTGTTTTAGATGTTGGGTTTAGTAAACCACCTTGTGTACCACCTTTACCAGCTTCTTGACTACCAAATGCGATTGGTTTAGCACCAGTTGACACAACTTTAGGCTTTGTCAATGCGATAGACTTTGTATTAGCACCGTTGTCACCGCCGATGTTGCTACCGTATAAACCTGGAACTTTTTTCAACTGAACAGATTCTTCTAGTGCATCTTCTGATTCACCTTCTTCCTCCATCATTTCATCGTCACCGGCTTCTTCTTCGTCATCAGATGCACCAAAATCTTCTTCGCCGCCCATTTCTTCTTCGCCGCCTTCTTGACCCATTAGTTCTTCGAACTCAGCCATTAACTCGTCTAGTTTATCTTCTAAATCAACTACACGGTCTTCTAAATCTTCTTCGCCGCCAACATCAGCATGGTGGTCGTCATCTGCACCCATGTCATCGCCGCCGAAATCTTCTTCGCCGCCTTCTTCGTCACCCATGTCGATATCTGCAAATTCATCTTCTTCTTCAGACATGCTTTGTCCGGTCATATCACCGTCAACTTCGTCCATCATGTCACCGACCTGGTCAGCACTGCCGCCTGGGGTTTCTTCGACAGTTACAGTGTACCCTTCTTCTAATTCTTCGTCCATCATTGATTCATAGATTTCGCGGCTTTTTTCAACTACGATATCATGGAACAATGCTTTAGCTTGTTCTTCGTTCTCATTGATAATCAAATCAATAAGTTGTTCAAATTTTCTATTATCCATTGTTTGTTCTCCTATAAGAATGGCTTTGTAAAGTTATTTAGTACGTGGGTACTAAAATAGCTTATTAACTATAGTTTTTTTACGTTTTTAGTTGAGATAATAGATTTTTATGTCAAATCTATTACATTACCGGCGCCGCAGGCTCTGCTACAGGCTTATATTGTTTGCGTACTTTTTTAAGATTCTGAGTTCTCTCATAGTCACGTACTTCACGCATTTTACGTAACTTTCTTATTTGACGTAAGGTTAGTTTAGTCTTACGGCTTTCTTTCCATTTAGGTTTGCTGTTATCATCTTTTTCGTCTTGATAACCTTGTATTGCTGGATCGAACATTTCAAATAATTTCATACAATTATTTATCTTACATTGTTGGCATTCCAGCTGGTGCACCTGCACCACCTGCTGGCATTGCTTCAGGACCTGCTACACCGGGAGCTACATCCGGTGCCATTTCATCTGGATTTTCTTCAGCGTCGGCAGCTTCTTCTTCATCCGTATCTAAATCGCTTGCACTAATACCTATACTACGTAAATCACTACCCTTAACTTCGGTTTGTTCAGGTTCTTCACGTTCTTCTTCCCACATTTTTTCGTTTTCTTTGATTTCTTCTTCGCTTAAACCTAAGAAGCGTTGTAAAGCAAAACGCTTGCTGATATATGGGAACGCTTCCATAGCTTGGAATGTAGCAACACGGTCTTTATCTAGTTCGCTTTGACGATAAGATGCAAAATTCTGTGGTTCATTGAAACTAATATCAAATAGACTAGACTCAATATTGAATCCTCTCCAACGTAAGAATAACTTGAATTCTTCGTCTAGTTTCTTACTAATATATTTTTGTAATCGTTTACAATATTCATTGAATCTAAACTCTTGAATCATTGCTGTTCCAACACGCCCATCATTCAATACATTTTGACCATCATCGGGACCTGTTGGTAAGTAACTACTTGGAACACGTAGACCACGTGCTAATCTGTTGTTAAAATACTTTAAATCGTCAATTTCACCAAGGTTTTGTCCACCCTGTAGCATAGTGACATCACTACCACGACCGTCCGCTGTTACTGGAAAGAAGTAATCTTCATTGATACTTAGTGGGTTATAGCTAGCATCCATAATGCTAGTGCCACCTTGTACTGAAGGGATACGTCTTTGGTGGATTTCATTCTTGATACGGTCAACGAATGCCATAGCCATGTGACTTGGCATGTTACCAACGTCAATCTTAAAGACTCTACGTTCTGGAGCACGGCTAATACGATAGATTAGAATAGCATCTTCAAGCAATTCTTTTTGCTTGTAGACTTTGAAAATGTTTTCAAGTATTGATTGTCCAAACGGCCAGAAGCGGTCTAAGCCTTCTGTTAAGCTTAAATGTACAATGTGTTCAGCGTCAATAGCTGATTCGTTTAATCCTAATGCAAAACGACTACCCGCAGTGCCTTGTGGCATACTTGGAACTGTATAACCACCAGAGCTACCGCCGCCGCCAGTGCCACCAAATCCAGTAGCCGGATTAGTTGCAAAGTCTGTACTGAC